ATGGATTTGGTGAGCATTACTCGCTTAGCCAATGCGCATCTCCCCTTTCTGTTAGGGCCGATGGTGCAGGGGTGGCATTCTTGGCCATTGATAAGACAACTGTTTGGGAGGAAGCATTTAGGGGATGGGCGCTGGCAGGGCAGACGCTCGATGCGTCCAGTGTGGCCCTTCCCGGATGCCGGGTTGAGGGATTTGTAACCGGCCCGGATATCTACATCGGGGATGTGATCTCTGACGGATCTGGCAACTTCTCGCTGCCCGTGGGGTTCAACTCGTCCAGGTTCTACCTAGTGGCCTACCTTCCAGGGAGTCCCGATGTAGCCGGGACCACTGTTAATACGCTGGTGGCCCAATGACGAACATCTGGCTCTACTCCGGGGCAGGGAACCCCTACAACATCATTCTGAGTGACCCGACTGTCGCTAGGGGCGCGGCGTCTGTCTCAATGGCTCTCGCGGCTATCGAGGGCGCTGACCTTTGCTCCGCTGCGATGGATCTGGTAGCGGCATCGTCTGATATGAGTCTCGCGGCTGTGGAGGGTGCTGACACCGCCTCTGGAGCCGTGGCACTCGTCCAGTCCATGATCCTTGCCGCTACTGAGGGCGCGGATCTGGCATCTGCAAGCATGGCCCTGGCTGTCTCGATGGCCCTATCTGCTGTTGAGGGTGCCGACCTCTGCGCTGCGTCTATGGATGTGGTTGCCGCTGGGTCTGTGGACATGGCCCTGGACGCTACGGAAGGGACTGATACCTGCGATGCCATGATGGATTCCGGCATTGGAGACATCCAAGCCTTCCGAATCTACAACCTGCGGAAGAAGAAGCGCAAGCATCGGGTCGAACTGATCCTAGACATGGATCTATCCGGCATCACTGAGCCCATCGTGCCCCGCACGGTTCCTGAGCCTGTCATAGCTCACACCGCACCCAGCGGGGCCTCTTATCGGGTCACTGCCCTCGATCTGGCAATGGTTCGCCCCATGGAGGTCAAGGTTCGGCCCCGCCCCGTCTTCAACCCCATTCAGCCCTTGGTGGTTCTCACCGCTGAGGATGAACGCAAGAAGAAGTCCAACCACGCTTTGCGGCTCTTGCTGCTGGCGTCCTAACCCGCTGGCTAACGCCGGTAAGGAGAACCAAATGAGTGCTGAAACTGAGGATCTGGTCTTTGACTCTGTGCCACAGCCAGACGGCGAACCTATCGCTGTTGAGCCTGAACCCGAGCCAACCCCTGAACCTTTGCCGGAACCTGAACCCGCTGAACCGGCCCCGGAAGGTGATGAGCCTGAACCCGAGGACGAACCCCACAAGAAGGAAACGGGATCCCAGCGGTGGAAGAAGAAGGCACTTCGGGAAGCAGAGGAGAAGGAATACTGGCGTCAGGAAGCCCTGAAGGGCAAACAGCAGGAGGCCCCCAAGCCTCAGGCCGCACCCGACGGCAAGCCTGTCCTTGACTCTTACGAGACCTTTGACGCATACAATGAGGCGTTGATGGATTGGAAGGTCGAGAAGCGCCTGGCGGAACGGGAACAGCAGGAACAGTCCAAGAAGATCGAACAGTCATGGGAAACCAAGAAGGCCCAGGCCAGAAAGGAACTCCCCGACTTCGATGAGGTCATCTCGGACATGATCGAGCCCCCTGCGCCTGTGGTTCTGGCTGTGATGAACGCCTCGGACCATACCGCCAAGATCGCCTATCACCTCGCCCAGCATCCCGACGAGTATCAGCGCATCAATAGGCTTGCACCCCCTCAGGCGGCCCTAGAGGTTGCCATGATCGCGGCCAAGTTCAACAGAACCTCAACTCCGGCCCCCAGGCCGGTATCCAGAGCCCCCAGGCCCCCCAGCCCGGTATCAGCGCCATCTGCGCCTAAGCCGAGCGATGACGGGCGGCTGGAACTCTACTAGTCAACCACTCCTTTGCCGGATAAATACCGGCCCCTCGGAGAACCACAATGGCAACTCAGACCTTTAACAATGTAGCCAGCATCACCAAGATGGCTATGGACTGCCTGGAGAACAACCTCACGGTGGCCAAGTTCGTGAACCGTCAGTATGACGACCAGTTCAGGGAATCCGGCGCGAAGATCGGCGATACCGCCAACATCCGCATCCCCGGCTTCTACGGCGTCCGTCAGGGCTCCACGGCCAACCCCCAGGCTTACAACGACACCTACAAGCCCATCACGCTGAATCAGTTCGGTGTGGACCTCGCTTTCAGCACCAAGGAACTCCGCTTGAATGTGGAAGACGGAGACGCCTTCCAGCAGAACGTCCTCAACCCGATGATCGCCCCCCTGGCCAACTACATCGACCAGAGCGTGATCAACCTGTTCCCCCAGATCTACCAGGCTTCCGGAACTCCCGGCGTGGCCATGACCGATCTCGGCGGGTTCCTTGACGGTGGCGCGATCCTGGACGAGGCCGCTGTGCCCCGCGATGGCGAGTGGTCCGCCGTGATGTCTCCCCGCACTCAGTCCAGCATCGTCGGTGGCCTGAAGACCCTGTTCAACCCCAATGATGACATCGCCGAGCAGTATCGGTCTGGCACGATGGGCCGCCTTGCTGGCGGGTTCAAGTTCAGCATGGACCAGAATATCACCGCCGCCGCTGTCGGAACTCGCGTGGCTGGCACCGCTGCCTACGCTTCGGGTGCGACTGAGGGTGGAACGTCCATCGTCGCTTCGGGTGGTTCCGGCAACGTGGCCGTGGGCGATGTCTTCACCATCGCCGGTATCTTCAAGGTGAACCCCGTTTCCAAGGTCTCCACCGGCCAGCTCCAGCAGTTCGTGGTCACCGCTGCCGCTGCCTACACCGCGCTGGCCTTCCAGCCCCCGATGTATACCGCCGCTTCCGGCCCGCTCCAGAACATCACGGCTCTTCCCACCGCTACCCCTGCAATCACCTTCCTTGGCGCGGCCTCTGCCGTTGCTACCAACAACATCGTCTTCCACAAGGATGCCTTCGGCCTGGTCTGCGTTGACCTTCCCAAGCCTGCCGGGGTTGAAGCTGCTCGGGTTCGCTCCAAGAAGCTGAACATCGCCTTCCGAATGATCCGCTGGTATAACGGCGCCCAGGACACTGAGCTTTACCGCATGGATCTGCTAATGGGCGCTGCGATCCTGCGGCCTACCTTCGCTACCCGCGTGTTCAGCTAGGACTGATCCCCCGGCCTGGGGCGATCCTCGGGCCGGGTTCCCACCGCCAACCATCCAACAGGAGTTATCAAAATGCCTTCCACCCCTTACGCAACCACCGATCCCGTAGCAATCGCGGGTCTCATGACCATCCCGGTCAATCTGCCCTTGGCTGCGGTTACGGCCACCGCTGACGTGCTGACTGACTATGTGGTCCCCTTTGACTTCCAGATCCTCGGCCTTCGTGCCGCGATTACCACTGTCGCGTCCACCGCTGCCAAGCTGGCCACCTTCCAGATCTATGTCGGACCCACCGCTTCGGCTGTCGCTGTTCCTGGCGCGTCCATCGCGCTGACCACGGCCCTGGCTACCCCACTAGGCAAGATAATCCTGGCTCCTGCTACCGCTCAGGGTATCAACGCCACGACTTACCCCGCTGGGACCAAGATCCAGCTCAAGGCTACCGCTGTTACGGCCTTCGTCGAAGGCGCGGTGAGTTTCTTCATCGACCTCCGCAATACCGACGAGTCCTAGTAGTCAGTCTCAGGAGGGTCCATGACAACTGTTCGTGAACTTTGCAATGATGCCCTGATCGAATTAGGCGTCTTGGACCCTTCCGAGGCAATGGAGGCCACTGCGGCTTCCTTCGCTCTCCGAACTCTCAACAGAATGCTCCAGGTCTGGAATACCCAGGCCCTGATGATTTACACGGTCAACAGGACCGAGTTCCCGATGGTGGCCAACCAGCAGTCCTATACGCTGGGGACGGGTGGCAACTTCAACATCTCCCGCCCCGCTCGGATTGACATGGTTTCGATCCTGGTGAATACCGGTGGCAGGCCAATCGAGATCCCCACCGAAGTCCTCACCGACGATGACTGGCGTGATGTGACCATGAAGACCACACCGAGCAACTGGCCCACCAAGGTCTGGATGACGGGGAATGTCCCGTTGAATGACCTCTGGTTCTGGCCCATCCCCCAGGACGGAACGATCAAGTGTGTTCTCTACTCTTGGGGCAAGACTGACAACTTCGCCAGCCTGAATGATCTGGTCGTGTTCCCGAATGGGTATGAAGAGGCCATCGTCACGAATCTGGCGATGTTCCTGTCTAGCTCCTATGGGGCCCAGGCTAGTCCTGCTTTGGGTCTACGGGCAGCGATGTCCAAGGATGCCATTCAGAGCCTCAATGTAGAGCCCCTGTGGGCAACGTCAGATGAAGGTCTGCTTTCCAACCGGGGCAATAGCCTCGCCATCAGGTCCAACGGGTATCAGGTAGACAGGTAGGAGAACCCATGAAGCGTGAGATCGGCATCCCGGCGAAAGCCCCCAAAGCGGCCAAGATCGCGGACGCGAAGATGGACAAGGCCAAGGGCATCAAGGAAGGGTCCAAGGCCGATCTGAAGGCAGACAAAGCCATCATGAAGAAGGCCAAGAGCGGCAAGGAACTCTACTGATGGGCACATTCAACCATCCCCGAGGGACTCCATTTACGGAGCGCATCCAGTTTGAGCCCATGTCGGGTTGCTGGCTGTGGGACAGTGCGTCCAGTCTTGGGTATGGCCGCTTTTGTGTTCCAGGTGGTAAGATTGTTTTCGCGCACAGGTTCAGCTATGAATTCCACAAGGGGCCAATACCAGAAGGGCTTCAGATAGACCATAAATGCAGGAACCGCGCCTGTGTTAATCCAGATCATCTTGAGGCTGTTACCCAGCCTGAGAATATCCGACGCGGCGAAGGTGCATCAGCCAAGAACTCCCAGAAGACCCATTGCAACCAGGGACATCCACTCAGTGGATCAAACCTCCATATGGAGGTAAAGCCCAATGGGACCACGCGTAGATGTCTCGAATGCCGAAGAGCCAAGAGCCGCCGTGCGCGTGCGAAAAATCCAACACCAGATAGAAAGGCGTATCACGCCGCCTACCGCCTCCGAAAAAAAGAAGAGGAGGTGACGCGATGAGAATCCGTGGTGCCGTTGGCCCGAGTTACTTGCTGTCGACTATTCCTTTAGACGCACAGGAATGCACAAACTTCTTTCTGGAGCCAGATGAGCTCCAGACAGGGAAGGATGGGTCTATCGGTGCTTTGGTCTGCCGGCCTGATCTGACCAAGGAGTTGACGCTCCCCCTGGCTCCTGTGCGGGGTCTCTGGCGTGTGTCTTCCAATGGTCGGGTCTTCGGCGTGGGCGGGAACAGTCTATACGAGATTGATTCCAGCATGACGCCCACCAAGATCGGAACGCTTCGGACGGATACGGGCGCCGTGTCGATGTCCGACAATGGGCTCCAGTTGATCATCGTGGACGGGATCTATGGCTACATCCTGACCCTTGATACGAATGTCCTGGCCCAGATCACCGATCCAGCGTTCTACAGCAGTAACAAAGTGGTCTATATTGACACATACTTCGTCTTAGTGCGGCCTGAATCGGATCAGATATACCAGTCGGCAAGCTACGATGGGTTTACCTATCCGCCTCTAGACTTCACCACGGCGGACGCGAACCCAGACAAGACCATTTCGTTGATGAGCTACCGTAACCAGTTAGTGGTCTTCGGAGAACGCACTACGCCCTTTTACCAGGATTCCGGTAACATCGCCTTTGCATTTGAGCGGATCAACGGCGCACTGATCGAGCATGGCTGTGCTGCCCCACTGAGCCCTGCCAAGGACGGCGACACGCTTGTCTGGCTTGGTGAGGATGAATACGGTAATGGGGTTGTTTACAAGGCAGTTGGATACCAGGCGGCTCGTGCTTCAAACTATGGGGTTGAACTGGCGATCCAGGGCTATGGAGACATCAGCAACGCTACCGGGTTCATGTTCCAGATGCGAGGGCATACCTTCTACGTTCTCAGCTTCCCATCGGCCAATACGTCTTGGGTCATGGATGTTGGCTTGGGCACTTGGTATGAATGGAAATCTACCAAGGCTGATGGTTCTCAGGGGCCATGGAGGGCATCGACGCATGTCTGGGCCTTCGGCAAGCATTTGGTGGGCGACTTTGAAGATGGGCGAATCTACTCTCTCGGGTTCTCTAGCAGGACCGATGATGGGAAGATCATCCAGCGCCGCCGCAGGCTCCCGCCCGTGTCTAACAATCTGCACCGGTTGATCCATTCTAAGTTCCAGCTAGACTGCCGGACTGGCGTGGGGACGGACGGGACCAACCAGGGCCAGCAGCCTACCGTAATGCTCCGCTACTCGGACGATGGTGGTCAGTCCTGGTCTTCTGAGAAGTGGGCTCAACTTGGGCGGATTGGGCAGACTCAGGCTCGTGTGATCTGGCGTCGATTGGGCCAGAGCCGCAACCGGGTCTATGAGATCACCGTGACCGACCCTGTGGACATAGCGATCATGGGGGCCGATCTTGACGCGGTTCCGTGCGCCTCATGAGCATCCAAGACGCTCCGATCCGTGAAGACATCCAGCCAATGCCGGGAGTTTGGTCCATCTGGTTCAAGAACCTTGTGAAGGCCGTTAATGGGGTTACCACAGCTATCACTAGCGCACCTTTGGGGTTCATCCTGTTC